ATCATCGTTTTTTTCAGCCTTAGCCCACTTCGCAAACGGTCTTTTCATAGACCTGACAGTATTTAGCAAATAGTCGAATTGTAGTTTCTTTTCAAGGTAGTGCCTACTATTCATCTCATTTGCAAAGACCAGACAGTCCTTGTGCTGAGACAAGGCTCGGTTGACCAGAAAAGGAGCATAGTCCTTTTCTGTTATATCATCTACAATCATTTGCTTCTTGGTCTGTAGAATGGCTGTGGCATAGTCAAATGGACTACTCATTTGAACTCCACGTTGGCCATGATTTCTGTCAGGCAAGCAACAAGATTAATTTCATGGTCAGCAACAAATGCTTGCTTGTATTGATAGTCAGCAAGAATTAAGACTGCTTGTGGTATACTCTGAGGCTTTGCAATGTCATACAAAGCATCATAGAGTTTGCGAAAAAATGTCGTGTTATCAATTTCCGACGTTGCTGCCCATTTACGGACGGACGTAAAGTCTTTTTCTTTCAGATGTTTGACAATCTGTGTTAAAGAAATATCACCAATCTGAGAGAGGATGCCTACATCAATCTTGCCGAGTTTGGAATAGCGTTGAAGTTCATTAATAACACGACGAAAATCTGGAAAGTGTTTCTTGACTACTTCGGCAATTACCTTTTCGTCAAATTCAACTTTCTCTGTATCAAGTATGTGTGTGATGCGTTTGAAAAAGGCAGAAGCCATTTGCGCTTTTTCACCATTCTTCAAACCAAATTCAATGACCGCACAACGACTGTGTAGTGGGTCAATGATTTTGTTTTTATAGTTGCAGGTGAAGATGAAAGAACAATTTGCAGCAAACTCTTCAATCGCATTACGCAGAATTGCTTGTGCGTTTGGTGTTAGATAATCTGCTTCATCTAGAATAATAACCTTGCGACCACCAGACAGTGAAACAGATGATGCATAGTTTTTAATTTTAACCCGAATTGTATCGACACCGTTCTCATCAGAACCATTGATTACCATGTAGTCGCAACCGATTTCGTTGCACATGGCTTTGGCGATTGTCGTCTTGCCCACGCCCGCCCCACCAGCCAGAAGAAGATTTGGCATCTCCTTCTGGTTCACGTATTGTTGAAACACTGCTTTCAAACGTTCTGGTAGAATACATTCTTCCACTGTTCGTGGTCGATACTTTTCTGTCCATAGAAGATGTTCCATGGTAACCTTTCACAAAAATCATAATGTAATATATTATATCAGTCAGCATTCAATGCTGCAAGCACTTCAAGATATGGTTCTTTTACTTGCCAATCAACATTGTTGACGCCGTAAATAACAGTTCTTGGTTGTAGTTGTGCATTTGTATCTGGTTGAATCAACTCAAACACAGAAGCAACGATGTCACGATTGATAGCAATCGAATCACCATCAAAGTTTGGTGATGCGTTTGTAAAAATAACAAATTTAGCCATGATTAACCTTTCTCATATTTTGAACCAGCCTCAGTTGCAATCCAATACTGAATGCTCATTGATTTGTGTTTGAAATGTGCAATACCTTTTGAAGAAATGGTTACTGAATAGGCACCAGCAAGCATCTTTAAGTTCTCTGTTTTGAACAGCATCTTATATTTGTCACCGTTACTCTTTGACACTTCAAGAGACTCTGTGTGTGCTGCATCATTTTGCAGATCAAATGCAGTGACAGAGATTTTGCTACCATTGGATTCAATAGCAATGTGTGGTGAAGAAAGAACGTTAGCAGCACGTAGAATCCAGTCAAAGTCTTCTGCACTGAGGTCGAACTTGATTTCAGGATTATTGAGTTCCAAATTCTTATCTGGCGCAGCAACAATCATATTGGATGCACAGAAGCGGTATTTGATTTTGCTACGACCTTGCAGACCAGAGATAAGAACATTGGCTTCATCAAAGTCAATTACTGGTTCTTCTTTGTGTAAAGAAAGAACAGACAAGAAGTTGTTTAGATCATACACACCAAACTCTTTTGGAATTTCTTCAGAGACAACAGCCTCGGCAAGAATATTCTTATGAGTAGAAATGGTACGAATTGTTTTGCCAGGTTTGAAAAGAATACCTTGATTGATGCTTGCAAAGTTTTTCAATACCGACAGGGTTTCATTTGAAAGTTTCATAATTTATTTCCTCGTCAAGTCATGATTATGTAAGGCCATTATAGCATAGTGAACGACTTTTAACAAGTCATCTCTGTTATAACCGTTCTTTTTACCGTAACGCTGTGCATACTTCATGATATTTCCAATAAAGAATCCTTCACCGTGCCCACAGTCTATAATGAATTCTGAAGTTTGGAATTTGTTTAAAGAATAGTGTTGACCGTATGTCTTGTCGATGTATTTTTTTAACTCTTCAAGAATACGGTCTTCACTGTATTTGTAGTCGATCAAAGTCTACCGGTATACTGAGCAACAGCGGGCATGTTGCCAGTAAATGCGTATGTACCGATATGCTGAGTTCTCATCCAAGGACACAACCAAATGTTTCCACCCATCTTGCGCCACATTTGACAGAACATATAATCTTCTGACAGATAACGCTCTGAGCCACCACCAACACATGAATCAGTTGTGTCAATCACGGTATCAAAGTATGCATGAATGTAACGTGAGCCATCAAAGTGTGCTTGACCAATATGATCAGGCTTGTAACGAATGAAAGGATATTCTTCTTTCATCTTATCAAACACCTGACGCTTGATCATCATGTGACCTGTACCAATTTCCATTACTTCTAATGGTTCAGATACTTGGAATTGTTGTGTGCCTTTTACTACGTTGAATACGTATTCACCAACAAGATTCTCAAGTTCTTTTGGATTTAAATCGGGATGCTTACGTGCAGTTTCGGCAATGTTGCCCCAGTTGATCGACTTTTTAGGATAAGGACCACCAATAACATCTTTATCAAGTGCCATCAGTGCCACGATATCATTCGGATCAAAGTGAATATCCGAATCGATAAACATCATGTGTGTAAAATCTGTGCGTAGAAACTCATCTACCAAATAGTTTCTTGCTCTTGTGATGAGTGATTCATTGAAGAGAAAAGAAAACTTTGTTTCAATGCCATAACGAATCATAATGGTTTGTAAGTCAAGGCATGACTTCATATACAAACCGTGATTCATACCACCATACATCGGTGTTGCCACGAATAGTTTATTCTTTCTCAGTTCTTCAAGGTTAACTTGTAATTGCATAATTTATCCATAAAAAAAGAGTGAGAACACATAATATATATGCTCTCACTCCACCAGTTTTTAGCCTTTTTTAGGCAAACGCTTGACCACCGAGAATTGCATGTGCAGTTGCAATCATTGCTTTAGTTGGCTTACCAAGTTTGTAGTAAGTGATACGACGACCATCAGCAAGAGTTTTCTTATTGGTGTAGATGCAGTGACCTTCAGCACGAAGTTCTTCAATGCGGGCACCAACGTTTACGATACCGAAACGGGCACGTGCTTGTGCAGAAGTCAAGGTATTGTAAGGACCATCCTTAGAAAGGAACTTTAGAATTTTCTCTTTAGCAGACATTCAATTTACTCCATAAAAATTAGTCGCACAAAAAATTAAAAAGTAGAGGCGACTTTTCTCTACATAATTAATAGTATATACAAAAAAAGAGAGTGTGTCAACACTCTCTTAGGCAAAGATAACAAATTAAGCAAATGTTGCCGCTTGATCAGACCAACGATTACCTTTTTTGTTGTTGTATTCGGCACAAACAAGTTGACCGTTTTCAATGGTAGTTTCACCACCTAGGTCGTGTGGTAGAATGTGATCGGCTTGCCATTTTTTGTGATTGTTAATCTCATGTTCTGGAATTTCTTTACCAGTTTTAGGACAAACACCACCTTGTTTTGACCACAATTCATACTTCTGTGCTGGTGTATAAAAACGTTCATCATCACGAACGGCTATCAGCTTACCGAGACAATCAACCTTGTTGAACTCACGTAACAGTGTTTCTTTACGTGCAGTCAATTCTGGTGCAGACATGGTAGAATTACAAGAGTTGTAAGTACGTGATTCACCACCCGAAGTTGTCATGATTGGTTTATCGTTCGCAACCAAACGATTCTCTGTGGCCATAAACCATTTGAAAAAATTCTCTTCATTCAAAATTTTCATATTGCTATCTTGAATATGTGTAGTCAACATATAAAGATTGAATAGCGTTGATGAATTTTTAAAACCATCATCAGCATATTTTTTCACAAGACGTAGAACTTCTTTGATACGTTTCTCAGCACGATTCACACCACGTGAAACTGCCGAATCATCTTCATAGGCTTTTTTCTTTTCACCTAATTGAATTGATTTTTGAGTACCAAATGTGGAATAAACTGCCATTGAAACAATGAAGTCATCAACAGCACGACGAACAAATTGTTTCTCCGTTGGAAAAACTTTCTTCAGAACTGAATAGTGTTCAGCAACACAATCACGAACCCAACCAGAAAACGGAACTAGAATAGCGTTCAGTTTTTCTTGAGAGTTGAGAGATACACCATCATTGATATTCAAAAACAATTGTGTCATATCATAACGTGTGGCATTCGTATATGCCACATAAGACACCTGCACATATTCATCAACATATTTGCGGAAAATTTTCTTGAATGTGTTATAGTTATCGCAAGTTTTGTCAACGTGTACGGTTGTACCATTAGGCAACGTATAATCTCCATGTGCAATGGAAACTTTACCTTCTAAGAATTCATTGATAGTAATTGTACGATTGTTACCGTCGATTGAAATCCATTCGTATCCTTGATCTTGCCAATGTTTAAAGTATTTCCAATCATCTGAACCTTCAATGACATTTTCAAGGCATTTTTCAACGTTACACAGAACAATTTTTGATGGTGCCATACCAGCAACAAGTGATGTTACGAATGCGGTTTTTACTTCAGCAGGCCATCGTGCAGAGGATTGAAAAGAAAGGTCAAGACCTGTTTTTTTACGCAATTCTAAAAGTTGCGGGTCAACAAGTTTGAATGATGCATTATAACAATGCAATGTATTGAACTTCATGGTTTCTCCTAGTTTAGTTTCTGACCAGTGGTCAGAGTTCAAAAAAAGTATCACCTACTTAAACGTTGTTTGTTCAGTGACACAAATATAATTATAACAGAGGACTAAGCCTCTGTCAATAATTAAAACGGTATTTCTTCTGGAGTTGTTGGAGTTACTGATTCACTTGCTGTTACTTCATTAGGATCGATACCAGCATCAATCTTAGTATACAGATCAAGGAAAGTAATTTTAGTATCGGCATCAAAACGATTCAAGCAATACTCAATTGCCTTTTTCTTATCACCGTAAATACCAAAAGTTTTGACAATGTGTACCAAGCGGCGGGTCGAAATAACTTCATCACAACCACCATCCTGAAAGGTGTTGCGAATAGTATTTGCCCAAGTCACAAGGTTTTTGGCAAAAACATCATCAGAACGATCAACAGAATCAAGTTCTTTGTTGATAATTTTTTCTTCAACTTTGGCAGGTGGCCATTCCTGTTCCATTGTATTAGGAAAACGTTCAAGAAACGCCTCATTCAATACATTGGTAAACATATAACGACCATCTTCAGAGCCTTTACCTTTTGTGTTAGCAGTGGCGAACACAGTAAAGCCTGGTGCAGGTGTAACCAGTTCATTCTTTTTCTTTAGCAAGAATGGTTTGCCCTCAAGTACCCGCTGTAAGCACGACAGATTTTGTGCGCCGTAATCAATCTCATCAATACACAATACAGCACCTTGACGGGCTGCAACGGTAACAGGACCATCACGCCATTCCATCTGACCGTTGATTAGAACATAGTTACCAAGCAAATCACCCTCATCAGAATCCGGTGTCATTGATACGCAAACGAATTTGCGTTTTGCTTTGGCACAAGCCTGTTCAATGCTCATGGTCTTACCGTTACCAGATTGACCAGTGATAAACACAGGGAAGAATTGTTTTGATTTCACAATTGACAACACATCATCAAAGTTGCCAAAAGGAACATAGTTGTCATATTGAGAAGGAATTAGATTTTCAATCTCAAGATCAGTTGTCACATTTGCAATGCGATTACCTGTCACATTGTCTGGTTTTGCCATAGGTATTACCTGTGCTGCCATATTGATGGCTGGTGCAGCACCAGAGGCGCCAGGAACACGATATACACCACGTTTGACCTTGTTAGTCTCATCATTGGTGAACCAGTAAGGAATCGCTAGACCTGCATTGGAGGCAATGTCTTTCACTTCTGATAACGATACCTCAGCCTTACCAGTTGCAATAATAGCATCAAGAAACGCTTGGCGTTTGTCAGCACGACTTGTCATAATATAAATTCTCCATCACTTTAGGAACTACCATTATAAAAGGATACCGCCACTTTGTCAAGCAGCGGTATGTTATCAAACTGCTATCATACTGATGAAACGTGATACCAGAACACGATTGACCTGACGATTCTTGGTATACTTACTGAACGCCTTGGTCAAAGTTGAGGTGGTAACTTTTGTTGGTGCTTCAAAGTCCTCATCTTCAATACTCAAATCACCACCACCTGGAAGAATAAAGAATGATTCATAGCCAGAATTTTTTGATTCAAGAAACTTATCTTTACGAATCAATTTCATATACTTGGCATATGTTTCTTTAAGTTGAAAGAAATTCTCACGTGGTGCTTTACGCAATTCGTTAATTTCATCATTGAACAAACGGCGGCGTAATGCATTTTTCATATTGTAGTTGGGTGACAAATAGAAGCCGATGATTTTCACACCGGTTGTTTTTGCCAACCATTTACTAATAGCAATACGAATACCATCTTCACCTTCAGGTACTTCTTGCTGAATTTTGTTTTTCTTATCACACAGAAAAACATTTTGGTAACTTGCATTAAAGAAGTTTCGGGTACCCGAATCGTCATTTGTATTGTGATACGAATTAATCTCATCAGCATCACCATCGTGAACCACACACAAGTTTACAATATCAAGATTGTTCACGGTGCGGAACTCTTTGATGATTGATTGACAAGCAATCATTGCCTCAGTCAATGGTGTATTCGACAATGAATCTGAATTTGGGCGATAAAAATTCGAACCTCTAGAATAACGACCGCCTGACCATGCATTCATGAGGCACAGAATATTCTTTGTTGCTTTAGAAAATTCTGAGTTACTCATTTTAGAATTGATCATCTCACGCAGATACACCGAAGACAAATACATTTCACGATTTTTTTCAGTGAAGCAATCATACGACCTACCAGTACCTGGTTCTTCTTTAAAGTCAATCGTTTCACGAACATGATCGGCGTTACCGAAACCATATGCCGCAAACGGTATGTTTACTTTACGGCAGAAAGTAGCCAACACAAGTATCTGTTCATATGATGCACCAAGATTTTCAGACATTGAGCCAGATTTATCAAGCAACAGAATCAAGCCATGCGATTTACCTTTAGGCACACGCATAACTTTTTTGAAAATGTTGTCATCAATCTGATATTTGAAAACACGGCTCACATCAATGTCACCAGTCGAAGATGTTTTGGCCTTAGAAAACTTATCGGCAGCCTTACGCATTTCAAATTCTTTTGCCAACAATGAAATGAATCGTTCATTTTTACGACGAAAATCACTGTACAAAGTATTGGCAACAGATTGATATTCCGAAGGACGCTGTTTTGAAAATTCTTCAGTTAGAACCTCCTGTACACGTTTCGCAGGCGTAACAATCTTTTTAAGATTAGGTGTAGGTATATCAATGTAAACATACTCACGTGCTTTCTTTGCAATGAGTTTGCCTTCATTGTCACGGAAGTTTTCGTCAGTCTCACAACGTGGTTCTGAACTTTGATCCTGATTTACACTTTGTGATTCTTTGAAGCGGTTTACACCATCTTTATCTTCACCGCCATCACCTTCTTCTTCACCATCTTGGTTAGCACCTGATGATGATTCTTTTTCTTGATCGCCATCATCACCTTTGTTTTTTGATTTGGCTTCTTTTTCACCTTGACCGTCAGTTTCGGCATCACCTTCATTTGAACCTGATTCGGTTTCAGCCTCTTCACCGTTTTCATCATACTCAAAGTTATCTTGAGGTATGTTGGTTTGTGATTGTTCTTCTTTAGAATAATCCCAAATTTCATTAGTGACTTTGAGTACATCATCCCATGTTTCACAAGCCTGAACACGGTCAACAAAATCCTGTTCTTTTACATTGAATGCAACATCAATTGTATAACCAGACTTTGAATAAATGTTCAAACGATCAATGAACGGTAGTGAATTAACATTACGACCAGCTAGACCAAAAAAGTCTTTAGCCATGAGTTCATTGAAGCCATTGACAAACGAACGGCGTAAACCAGGATAACGGCGCTTTTGTCGTTTTTCGATACGTGCATCCTCAACTACATTCAAAAAGCCTTTGTAGTTTGCACCACGTTCATGTACAGCACCATGCCAACCATCGGCAGGTGTATCGATAGCATGACCAACTTCATGACCCATTAGCAAGTCATAAAGGTCGCCAGACATTTGTTCCCAAATAGGGCAGGTTAGAACACGATTTTTAGGATCGAACATTGCCGTTGGTACTTTGGCATGTTGAACGATAAGATTCTCGGTCGCCATGAGTTTGGCTAGACCTGACTTTTGATTTTGAATGTTACTCATTTGATAACCTCGTCAATCACTGAGTAACCATTATATATGGTTTGACGGGGTTTGTCAAGCACATCAGAAAAGTGTTGCAAAAAAGACATCAATACCTCCATATCAAACTGTACACACCATTATAGCTGGTGTGTTGGAGATTGTCAAGTTGTTTTTTTGCTAACGACCAACCTGCGGTAGATACTTAGCCTTTGTTTCTTCCCAGGTAAGTTCAATCAGGTCATCATAAAACAATGTTTCATATGACACGGTATTTTTCTTCATCAATTGTTTGATGCGGCCTTTGGCATGTTTATCTCTCCATATACCAACTAACGAATCGTAATCAGTAGGAAAGGCTTTGACTAGTTCACTCTCTGTAACACGGTCACAAAGAAAATCATTTGTGTTTGTATACAAAGGACTGAAATAGATGCCACGTGCATGTTCAGAACGAATCAGTTCTTTAGGTATGTTCAGTTGTGAATAAGTAA